CCTCTACGGTTGGAAGCAGGGCTCAGATCATTTCTGGTGCGGTGACCGCGATCAGGCTGATGTTTGGTTTTACAACAAGCCCCGCGTCAATGACCTGCATCCCACGATGAAACCAGTGGAGCTGGTTGAGCGCGCCGTGAAGAACTCATCCAAGAGCCGAGACATCGTGCTCGACTTGTTCGGTGGCTCTGGCACCACAGCAATTGCTTGTGAAAAAACCAACCGATACGCCCGACTCATGGAGTTGGATCCCAAGTTCGTTGATGTGATCGTCAAGCGTTGGGAGGACTTCACGGGCAAGAAGGCAGTCCTTCACCGTGCAGATACGGCAGAGCTTGATACGCCTCAAGTTCTTGTCGAAAACCCTTGAGCGAGTTGACACATGGCCGTGTCAGAATCTCGACCGTTCATCAAAAGGAGAAAAAATTGAACAAGACTGAATTGATCGAGGCGTTGGCCCACGAAACCGAAATGTCAAAGGCCGCTGCTGGTCGTGCAATCGATGCATTGCTTGAAATCATCACCAAGTCTGTTGCTAAGAAGCAAGATGTCCAGTTGATTGGCTTTGGTACTTTCAAGGCCACCAAGCGCGCTGCACGTACGGGTCGCAACCCACGTACTGGCGAAGCATTGAAGATCGCTGCTGCCAATGTGCCTAAGTTCACACCTGGTGCAGCTTTCAAAGCAGCAGTGAACAAGAAGAAGTAATCATTTCTCTTGTGGCTCGCACAAGGCGGCAGAGGTTTCTACCTTGCCGCCTTTTTTTACAGCGCTAGCGGCTGTTGTTCCCAAAGAGAGGTGCCATCTGTTTTGAGCCACAGACGCTCAACGAAATAATCACGGGCCATCATTTCAACGACTACTTCACCAGTTGAGCGAATGCTTGTTCTCCCCGTGGGTAGATAGCGTCGCTCCATGTGAGTGATGGCCATGATGGTGTTGCGGTACCACTCCAAAGTGACCACGCATTGCCCACGTGACCGATTGTTGGCATCTGTGCGATGCGCTCGAACAATTTCCATGCTCAAGCTAGTTGGTCTGCAATCAATTCGCCGAACTGGCTTCTGATGATGTCGTAGATCATCCAAGACTTGCGCATCTCGTGAACCTTGGCGTTATGGATTTTTCCCAAGCATTGCGTTGTCCATGCGGTAAAGACTTCCTGTTTGGTTTTCTTGCGCAGGCTCACTAAAACGTGGGTGGCTTTTTCAGATTGACTCATATCGACTCTCCTTTGGGGAAGCTTTCTGTTTGTGCCAATTCCGCTTGGGCGTTGGCAATCAGGTCTAAGCGCAAGTTCGGTGTTATGTTGCAAACCAAGTGGTTCAAGCTCCAATTCAAAACTGCTGCTTTGTCTTTTGCGGTGGAGGCTTCTTTGAATTTTTCGATGTAGCGATCCAACTCACGTATGTTTGCCTCGAGTGTCGTTTGTGCATGCAACAGGGCTTTGAGGGCCGCTTCTTCGGCGTATTGCGCTTTGATTTCGTGTTCGGTTTTCATGTTGTTTCTCCGTTTGCGTTGCGATGACTCTATGAACGCTCTACCTTGGACAGAAGTAAAGCGATTCATCAGATCTTTCTGATTAGTTGCTTTTCTGCGACTGATCAGCCCAGACGCGCGAGGTAGCGAACGCTGTCTCCTCCGGATGGATCAATGAACAAGTAGGGTCTACCGGGTGCGTGCACCATCACGCACAACCGGCCATCCCAGTAATCGCCACCCTTGCCTTTGAGCCAAGCGCGAGATTTTCCTAGGTTCAATTTGAAGCCATCAAATTCCTCGGGGTCCATCTCCCGGATTTCGGTCACGTAGACCGCCTCGACGCCGCAAGCGGCAATGTCGGAGATGTCTGTAGGCTTGCGGCCAAAGGGCAGCGGGATGCTGAGCTTTTGAACCTGCAATTCATGGCCATCGAAGTTGATGGTTGTGGGCTTGGATTCAATCGTGATATTGATGGGTTTCATGAGGTCCTCAAACGGTTGTGGTGGTGATGCGGTACTTACGTTCATGACCATCGTTCTTCTCTGACACGATGTTTAAGCTCAGTTTCTTTTTCAAAGCCCCGGCCATCGCGCCGCGCACCGTGTGTGCTTGCCAGCCAGTGGCTTCGACCAGTTGATTCAAGGTGGCTCCATCGGGGCGCTTGAGCAACTCAATCATTTGGGCTTGCTTGCTGTTTTCTCGTGTGCGAGGTGTTTTGGGATTGGCTGGCGCAGCGGTGGCCTCTGTCGCTGGCGCGCTGGTTGCCCCCTTGCGTGGCACACCGAGTGCGTCGTAGCCCTCGGCTGCAATGAACCAGTCGCTGGCGCTCTTGGTGATGAGGGCTCGGTTGAACAAGCCATCGAGGACTTTTTGACGCGCACCGCCTTTGATGTTTTCGGGGAACCATTCAATCTTGCCAGCCGTGTGTTGGTGGGCGTGGGCAAGGATGGTTTGTTGGGTGGCTGTGAGTTGTGTGCTCATGTGAATCTCCGGTTGATGTGTTGAGGTTTATTTCTTGACGTTGTGAATTTGGTTGGCTCGCTCAAAACCGACCCAGTGGCCTTCTTTGTCCAAACCGCGTGAGGCCAGCTCTTCCCGAGCTAAGCGGTTCAAGTCCAGCTCTCCCTTGGCCGCCGCCGATAAGGCTTTGATGCCAGCGATCTGGATAAAGCCCACCTCATCGAGGGTGAGGCCGTTTGTTGTGTAAGTCATCGTTTCAATCTCCTTGGGGATGTTCATGTCTTGCATTGCTTTTTTCAAATCATTTGTTTGTGAGGTGCGTGATGAACGCTTCTATTTCTGATCGAGTCAAGCGAGTTGTGAATCTCTTGCTTGAACTCGTTGCTCTCTTTAAGCCTTCTTTGTTTTCTCCTTCAAAGCTGCCTGTTGTCCAGTCTGAACCCCTGCCTCAAACGCAGCCTTTAGAGCCGACTCAATCGCCCAAACCGAAACGTTGTGAAAGTCCAAAGAGTCGCGGTTCTGTGTCTGCAGGGTCTCGACAAAAAAGTGCTTCAAAGCGATCTGCTCCAAAAGCGAAGAGGGCGCGGTGATCGCGTTGGCTGTGGTGTGGTGGTTCATCAATCGCTCCAAAAAAATTAATCAAATGCGTTAGCGCATGTACGTATGAACGCTTCATTCGTGAACAAGATCAAGTTCTTCTTTGAGTCAGACTGAATCACTTGGACATGAGTGCGCTTTAGTACGCTTATTCGCGCGCACGCACTCACAGGACCTCATTCATGAGCCAAAACATGTCCATGCGCGCTTATGCCCGCTACCGTGGAATTTCCGAAGGCGCTGTGCGCAAAGCTGTCATCACGGGACGGATCACAGCAAATGCTGATGGCACGTTGGATGTGGCCCGGGCAAACGAAGAGTGGCGACTCAACACCGACCCTACGCAGCAGCGAGGTGAGCATCGCCCTGTACCCAACGAAGCGATTGCCAGTGTTCGAGAAACGCTCGGCGACACGATGGGTACTCAAGCCCCTTCTTTGAGCGGCACAACCTTGCTGCAAGCCCGAACGGCCAACGAGGTGCTCAAAGCGCAAACCAACAAGGTGCGCTTAGCGCGCCTCAAGGGCGACTTAGTGGACCGATCCCAAGCGGTGGCCCATGTCTACAAATTAGCGCGCACACAGCGCGATGCGTGGCTGAACTGGCCCGCTCGTGTCTCTGCACAGCTAGCGTCTGACTTGAACGTAGATGCTCACCAAATGCACCAGGTCTTAGAGAAGGCGGTGCGTGAGCATTTGCTCGACTTAGGTGACATGGCGGTGCGAATCGATTGAGGAACACCAATGTGTTTGAACACTACGACGGAATTGATGCCATCGCTGAGGCGTGGCGCGAGGGACTCACCCCCGACCCATTACTAAGCGTTTCTGAATGGGCTGACCAGTACCGCTTCTTGTCGGGTAAGTCAGCCTCTGAGCCTGGCCGCTGGCGCACGAGCCGCACGCCTTATCTCAAAGAAATCATGGATTGCCTCTCGCCCACCTCACCCGTGGAGCGCGTGGTGTTCATGAAAGGCGCTCAGGTTGGCGGTACCGAGTGCGGCAACAACTGGATTGGCTATGTGATTCACATGGCACCAGGCCCCATGATGGCCGTAGCCCCCACGGTGGAGATGGCCAAACGAAACTCCAAGCAGCGGATTGACCCGTTGATTGAAGAGAGCGAAACACTCTCGGCCCTCATCGCACCTGCGCGCGCCCGTGACTCGGGTAACACCATCCTTGCCAAGGAGTTCCGAGGCGGGGTGTTGGTTCTCACAGGCGCTAACAGTGCGGTTGGTCTGCGCTCCATGCCTGTGCGCTACCTCTTCTTGGACGAGGTGGATGGATACCCCGGTGACGTGGAAGGTGAGGGTGACGCCATCTCGCTGGCGGAGGCTCGTACCCGTACGTTTGCCCGCCGCAAGATTTTGATTGTGTCGACCCCGACCATCTCTGGTGCTTCTCGCATCGAGCGGGAGTTTGAGCAATCGGACCAACGCCACTTCATGGTGCCGTGCCCCCACTGCGGGCATGAACAGCGCTTGCAGTTTGAGCGTTTGATTTGGGAGAAGGGCCAGCCTGACTCGGTGCGTTACCTCTGCACAGGATGCGAGGAGCCGATCTACGAACACGCCAAGACCCAAATGTTGGAGCTTGGGCGGTGGGTGGCAACCATTCCCGGTAACGGTCGCACGGCTGGTTTTCATCTGTCTAGTCTGTACAGCCCGGTGGGCTGGCGCAGTTGGGTAGAGATTGCACAAGCGTGGGAGCTGGCGCAAGGTTCGGCCACGGCACTGAAGGCTTTCAAGAACACCGAACTGGGTGAGACTTGGGTCGAGCAGGGTGAAACGCCTGAGTGGGAACGCTTGCTTGAGCGACGTGAGTCGTATCTCATGGGTACGGTGCCGTACGGCGCGCTGCTGCTTGCAGGCGGTATTGACATTCAAAAAGACCGTATCGAAGTCTCCATCTGGGGCTTTGGGCGGGAGAAGCGTTCTTGGCTCATTGAGCACCGGGTGCTCGAAGGCGATACCGCCCGAGATGATGTCTGGCTCCGTTTGGGGCTCATGCTGCAAGAGAGCTGGACACACATCAGCGGTGTGCCGATGCGACTTGTGCGCATGGGACTTGATACCGGCTACGCAACTCAAGAGGCTTATGCCTTTGTGCGTCGCCAGCACGACCCACGCTTGCTTCCTATGAAGGGTGTGGCGCGCGGTGCAGCGTTGGTCGGCTTGCCTACAGCTGTGGATATGACTACCAACGGTAGACGTTTGCGCCGAGGACTGCGCGTCTACGCGGTGGTGGGTGGCATTGCCAAGTTGGAGTTCTTCAACAACCTGCGCAAAACGATTGAGGTCACCGAAGACGGCGAGATCGTGTTCCCCAACGGGTACGTCCATTTGCCGCAAGTCGATGCCGAGTACGTCCAGCAGCTGTGTTCAGAACAACTGGTCACGCGGCGTGACCGCAATGGCTTCTCGTTTCGCGAGTGGCAAAAAGTGCGTGAGCGCAACGAGGCCTTGGACTGCTACGTGTACGCACGTGCCGCTGCAAGTCTGGCGGGCTTAGACCGTTTTGAGGAACGTCACTGGTTGGAGCTTGAGCGCCAACTGGGCATTCCACTGAGTGCTGAGCCACCGGAGTTGCGAATGGACGGGTTGTTCCCGGTGCGTCCAGGTTTTGAGACACCTGAGTTCTTGCAAGGAATTCAAGGTGTGCGGCCACCCAACGAAGACGTGGATTTTGTGGAAGCCGAGCCCAAGGTCGAAGTCCATGCCGATGAGGAGTTGGACGAACTTGTGGACGACGTGCCATGGCGCAGCCCACCAGCATTGCCAAATCCTTCAATGACCACAACTCTCCCAGCCACCCCCGTCGGTGGCTTTTTTATGAACAAAGTCCCCCAGCGCGGCAGGAGGGTCATTCGCAGTAACTGGATGAAGTGATGACGAGCTATACCGAACAACACCTTCAGGCTTTGCGAGAGGCCTTGGCCAGCGGCGAGCATCGCGTGACGTATGACGGCAAGAGTGTCGAGTACCGAAGCGTGACCGACCTCAAGGCGGCCATTGCCGAAGTGGAGTCGAAGATCGCACGTGCAGCAGGTAAGCGCAAGTCGCGCCAGATTCGCATCACAACGTCTAAGGGGTTGTGATGGGCTGGATCAACACCATCAAACGCCGGATGTTTGGCAACACCCCGGTCTATGACGGAACAGGGATGGGGCGACGCGCACTGAAATGGAATCCGGGCAATCCGGGTGCTGTCTCAGCGCTGGCGCTCACCCAAGACCAGCTGCGCACCAAGAGTCGTGATCTTGTGCGTCGCAACGCTTGGGCCGCTGCAGGCATAGATGCCTTTGTCGCCAACGCAATTGGCACGGGCATCAAGCCGCAAAGCATGATTCAAGACCAACCCCAGCGCGAGGCAGTTCATGCCCTGTGGTGGAGCTGGTGTGAGGATGCCGATGCGGCGGGACTCACCGATTTCTATGGTCTTCAAGGCTTGGCCACACGCGCCATGCTCGAAGGTGGTGAGGCGTTTGTGCGCATGCGCTACCGAAGAGCGGAAGACAACCTGTCGGTGGCTTTTCAGCTCCAAGTGCTTGAAGCTGAGCATCTGCCTATCAGCTTGAATCAAGACTTGCCCAACGGCAATGTGATTCGAGCGGGCATT